CCGCGTGCTGGTCAAGGCCCAGACAACGGCCTCCGAGAACGGCATCTACATCTACAACGGCTCGGCCACCGCCCTGACCCGCGCCTCCGATGCCAACAGCACCAGCAACCTGACCGCTGGCGCCTTCGTGTTCGTCGAGGAAGGCTCCGATTCCAGCGCCGGTTATGTGTTGCAGAAGCCTGCCGGCTCCTATGTGCTGGGCACGAGCAGCCTGACCTTCGTCCAGTTCAGCGGCACCGGCCAGATCACGGCTGGCGCCGGTTTGACCAAGACCGGGAACAGCATCGATGTGGTCGGCACCGCCAACCGGATCACCGTCAACGCCGACTCCATCGACATCGCCAGCACCTACGCCGGCCAGAGCACGATCACGACGCTCGGCACCATCGCCACCGGCACCTGGAACGGCACCGTCATCTCGGTCGCCTACGGCGGCACGGGCGCATCGACCCTGACCGGCTACCTGAAGGGCAACGGCACCTCCGCCTTCACCGGCTCCTCGACCATCCCCGGCTCCGACATCACCGGCAACATCTCCGGCAACGCCGCCAATGTGACCGGCACCGTGGCCGTGGCGAACGGCGGCACCGGAGCCACCACCCTGACGGGTATTCTCAAGGGGAACGGCACCTCTGCCATCAGCGCGGCGACTGCCGGGACCGACTATCTGGACCCGAACAGCACCCTTGATGGCGGCAGCTTCTAATGCCCAACCTGATCCGGCTGAAGCGCAACACGTCGTCGGGCGCAGCCCCGGCGGCAGGTTCGCTCTCGACCGGCGAATTGGCGATCAACACGGCAGACGGTGTCCTGTTCACGAAGAACGAGTCGGGCACCGTCCTCAAGCTCGTTCCGTTCAACCAGTACGGCCTGCTCGTTGTCGGCACCGGGGCCACCGCCCGTTCCGTCACCAGTAGCGCCTATGCGAACGGCACCTTTGCGGCGACGGGAGACGCCCAGCACCGCATCGGCGTTTTGCGGTTCTCCACCACGACGGCCACCACCACGGAGCTGAGCCTGGACGGGGCGGCCGCCAGCAACTCCAACACCTTCGTGTTGCCGAACAACGCCACCTTCCACTTCGACATCAGTGTCGTGGCCCGCAGGACGGACACGACCGGCGAACACGGGGCCTGGCACTTCTCCGGCTGCATCTCCCGGGACGCCACCGCCGCCACCACGGCCATCGTCGGCACCGTCGGCAAGACCACGGTCGCCAAGACAACCGATGCCTGGGACTGCAATGTCGTGGCCGACGCCACCAACGGCCGGCTCGTTGTCAATGTCACCGGCCAGGCGGCTAAGACGATCCGCTGGGTGGCCACCGCCAAGATCACGGAGGTGACCGCCTAATGGCCAAAAGAATCGACCAGCTGAACGATGCCACGCCAGCCAACAGCGACTGGGTGGTCTCCACGATCACGGGCGGACCCGCCAACCGTTCCCGGCTGTTCCAGTTGATCCGCAACGGCCTCGACCAGTCGGTGGACACGGGCGGCAACTCTTTGCCCATCATCGGCCCGACCCGCACCTCGGCGGGCGCGGGTGGACACATCCTGCTGGTTCCCGGCAAGAAGGCGGGCGGTCCCGGCGGCGACCCGTCCACCTACTACGGGCGCATCTATCTGGTCGCCTCCGGTGGCACTTCCCCGGCCAGCGCCGACGCCTTTTTTGCCTTCGACACCGACACGGCCATCCTGGCGGCGGGTGAGTCGGGCACGGGCAAGTCGTTGCTGCTGAAGAGCGGCACCTCGGTCGCCTGCTCCGTCCATGTCGGCAAGAGCCTGTCCACGGGGGCGGTTGTCGGCATCGATGGCCCCCTCCACGCCACCGGTCTGTTCGTCACAGGATCGCAGGGGGTCCACAAGGACGATTTCTCGTCGTTTGACCTCGTCAACCCGAAGCTGCTCTGGCCCAGCAAGATTTCGACGCTGGCCCTGTCCGGCTCGGGCGCTCCCGATGTGGGCCTTGAGCGGGCCAACAAGGGTATCCTCAAGGTCACCAACGGGGCGTCGGGGGGCGGCTCCTTCTCGTCGCCGTCATCCACCCTGACATTGGCGGGCGGCAACGCCAACGATCTCGCCATCGGCGCAGCGTCGTATGTCCGGCTGTCTGTCACTGCCACCAGCACCCTGACCGGCATCGCCCCTCCCTCCGGCGGCGCGCATGCCGATGGTCGGAAGGTGAGCCTGTTCAATGTCGGCACCGCCAACCTGGCCATTCTCCAGGAGGGGAACCTCAGCACCGCCTCCAACCGGCTCCGTCTGACGGGCAATGCGGCCAACGGTTCGACCTTGCAGGTTCCCCCAAACACAAGCCTGGACTTGGTTTATGACTCGACTGTGTCGAGATGGGTCGTGTCGGGAGGCAGCGCCGGGGCATCCGGGGCGCAGGGAGCCGACGGGGCCGTGCAATATGCCGCCTCGGGGTTTCTGGCGGGAGCCACAGGTGTATTTACAGATGGATCGGACTTGCGAGTGCAGGGGCCGCTCCTGACCGGCTCAACGAACACGCGGTGCGGCCTCTATGTTGTCCACAAGCTGACCCAGTCGGCCACCCCGGAAAAGTTGACCACGGACGGGCAGGCGGTGACTGGCAGCAATCAGGTGATAATGCCTGATAACGCAACCTATCTCTTTGATATTCTTGTCAGCGCACAGCGCGAAGATGCTATCGGGGAGAGGGCGGCGTTCCGCTTTGAGGGGGTCGCCTTCCGGAATACCGGGGCGGCAACGGTAGACATCCTCATCGGCGGCGTCAGCAAAACCAGCATATCCAAGTCCGAAGTCCCCTGGGATGTTTCCGTCAGTACGGACACGACCAATGGGGCGATCAGCATTGTGGTAACCGGCGAGTCCTCCAAGTCCATCCGTTGGGTGGCCGCCGTCAAGACAGTCGAGGTGCGCCGTGCCAATTAATTTTGATAAGAGTCCATCCGGGTCTATCACGCTCCGCGCCCCTTCCAGCGGCTCCACCACGCTTGTCCTGCCGTCCGCAGACGGATCGAACCGCCAGCTGCTGTCCACGAATGGCACGGGTACGCTCAGCTTCATCAGCCTGATCGCCTCCGACATCCCGACGTTGACTGCGTCCAAGATCAGCGACTTCGACACGCAGGTGAGGACGAGCAGGCTGGATCAGATGGCGGTGCCGACCGCATCGGTCAACCTGAACAGCCAGAAGATCATCAACCTGGCCACCCCCACCAACGCTACCGATGCGGCTAACAAGGACTATGTCGATAGCGTCAGCCAGGGGCTGGACCCGAAGAACTCCGTCCATGTCGCTACGACAACCAACCTGAACCTGTCCTCGCCTGGTGGCACAATTGATGGCGTCACCATGGTGTCGGGCGACCGGGTGCTGGTGAAGGATCAGTCTACAGCCAGCCAGAACGGCATCTATGTCTGGAACGGTGCCGCCTCGGCCATGACGCGGGCCACCGATGCCGACAGCGTCACCAAGCTCAACGGCGGCGCCTTTGTCTTCGTCGAAGAGGGCAATACCTACGCCACCACGGGCTGGGTGCTGCAACAACCGGCTGGCACTTATGTGCTGGGCACCACCGCTCTGACATGGTCGCAGTTCTCCGGCGCGGGCCAGATCACCGCCGGGACCGGCCTGACCAAGTCGGGCAACACGATTGCGCTGATCACCCCTGTCACGACGACCAATGGTGGCACCGGCCTGACCACGGTCGGCACGGGCTTCCTCAAGGGCAACGGCACCAGCCTGAGCTACGCCACCCTCACCTCCGGCGATATCCCCGACCTGTCGGCCACCTATGTGACCCTGTCGGGCAACCAGACGATCTCGGGCATCAAGACTTTCTCGGCTGCTCCGATCCTCTCGACATTGACCGGCTACCTCAAAGGCAACGGGGCTAGCGCCCTCACCGCTTCTTCGACCGTGCCAGCCTCTGACATCTCGGGCACACTGGGCGTCAGCAACGGTGGCACCGGAGCCAACACGCTCGCCAGCAACGGCGTCCTGCTGGGCAACGGCACCTCGGCCGTCCAAGCGACCGTCGCAGGAACTGCCAACCAAGTGCTGCGCGTTCCATCCGGTGGTGGTGCGCCCGCCTTCGGGGCCATCAACCTCGCCAGCACCTCGGCTGTCACCGGCACGCTGCCCATCGCCAACGGTGGTACGGGCCAGACGGCGTTCGCCTCGGGCATCCTCAAGAGCGACGGCACCAACCTGTCCTCCGGTTCGCTGTCGGCGTCGGACATCCCCGACCTTTCCTCGACCTATGTCACGCTGAACACGACCCAGACGGTCAACGGGATCAAGACCTTCGCTTCCGGGATCGTGGTCAGCCAGATCACGCCGTCGGTGAACAACTATGTCGGCATCGGGGCTTCCGGCACGCCCGTCCGCCAGTTTGACCGCTGGATCGGCACCAACAACTCCAAGAACACCGACCTGTTCCCCTACAACACCTCGTCCTCGGCCACTCCGGTCGATCTATTCATCGACGGCTCCAGCACCCGCATGAGTCTGTCCAATGGCGAAGCCTGGTATTACGAAGCCAGGGTTTTGGGCACCCAGACGGGTGGCATCTCGGGTACGGTAGGTGACAGCTTTGCGACCCGTTTTACCGGGGTCATCAAGCGTTCTTCGGGCGGCACGACCTCGATGGTCGGATCGACCTCGCAGGACATCGATGCCCGCGACACGGGGGCAGCGAACTGGGCGGCGACGGCAACAGCCGACACGGCGAACAACGCCTTGAAAATCAGCTGCACAGGCGAGGCCAACAAGACCATCTACTGGCAGTCGAAGGTGTCTCTGGTGCGGGTCGGCACGGCGGGTGGCGGCGGTGGTGGTGGCGGCGGTAGCGGTCTCGGTAGTGGCTTGGCCTAATCTGGAGTTTGACAAATGGCAACTAGAGTAATCGCCGCCCAGGACAAAACCTCGTCGGGGGCGGGGGATGATGTCCAGATCAAGGCCGGTAATGCGAACACCAGCGGGGCTGGCGGCAGCATCATTATCCAGCCGGGCGCTCAGGCGACTACAGGCGGCAATGGCCTTTTGATTGTCCGCCAACCCAGCGGCGTGGCGGGGACGGACGAAATCCAGCTGTCGCACGATGGCGGCAAAGGCAGCGTCATCAACAAGGATGGCGTTTTGCAACTTGGCGGCAGCCACATCGCTCTGAGGACTACCGCCAACAATGCCAAGACCAACCTGACCGCCGGGACCATTTATTGCGATGGACTCTATTCGTCCAATATCATCAACGCTGACGGCCAGACCAACGACAGTTATGGTTGGGCGATTGATGGAAATGGACCAAACTGGAACCAAGGCTTTAATCTGCGAGTAGGCTGGTCACACATCAAGGGGTATGCCAACTTCGGGCTGGCCTATACTGGCGACAACACGAATGGCAAAAAGGCCACCCTTGAACTGACAGACGGCAGTACGGGTGGTGGGGCCTGGGCCTATCGGTCGTCCACGACAACAGTCAACACTTCTTACAACGATCTGAATCTGGCCGGACACTCTGCGTTCCAAAGGCTGAACGCCACCGCAGCGACCACCATCACGGGAATTGCCCCTGCCTCGACAGCTGGCGGGAGCGGCAGTCCAACTTGGGTCCATAGCGACGGCCGCGTGTTCTGGCTGTACAACATCGGCACTTTCAACATCACGCTGGTAAACGAGAGCGCATCCAGCACGGCGGGCAATCGCATCACCACCCAGACAGGTGCTAATGTCGTTCTTGGCCCGGGCAGGATGATGCAGGTTGTTTATGATGCCACCTCTGCTCGTTGGCGTGCTACGGGTGAAACCTACCCCTATGTCTTCCCCACCGCAGACGGCACCAACGGCCAGGTCCTGACGACGAACGGGAGCGGGACGCTGTCGTGGACGACCGTCACTTCGGGCGGGACAGTTAGCGGCACCACCAATTACATTGCCAAGTTCACCGGATCGACAGCGGTCGGTAACAGTCTCATTTATGATGATGGCAGCAATGTTGGTATTGGCACAACTTCGGCCCAGGGTCGCCTTGATGTCGTTGGCGCAAATGTTTACGAGCCAATTCGTGGCATAACTAGTTCTGCGTCTAACCTAGAGTCTGGTGCCAATAACGCCCTGGGTCTTTCGGTCAACAACAGCAACACGACAGCTGGCAACGGAATTGCGATTGGGTTCAATACAGCCACGACCAACTCTACCCTGTACGGTGTCGGAGCCATTGGTTTTAACAACCTGACCCACACCACTCTTGGCGTTCCCCAAGGTAAGTTCCAGGTTATCACTCGCAATAGCGGCGGTGGTTTGACGCCAAAGTTGACGATTGATACTTCGGGCAATGTTGGGATTGGCACGGCTTCGCCGAGCAACAATCTGTCAATTGGTGCTTCGGCAGGCAAGATCGGTTTTCAACGTGGTTCCGGCGATGGCGAATACGCTCTGATAGGTTACAAAGGCACAACTGGTAATGATATCTATGTTTTTGAAATCAACAATACCTCTGGAACTGGTGAGCTTAGGCTAAATCAGGGCGGAACCTATAATCCCATCGGCATGACCTTCTATACGAATAATGCCGAA